TTCCTTAATAGAACCTGATGGCATAAACTCTAGTGTAGAACCAGTTCTGTGGGATAACTGAACTCGCTCATAGTCTTTCGTGTCATCCATTTCAAACGCATGACCAGATTCAGTTTCCTGAACATGATTAAATGGAAACTTTGCGTTATATGAAGGAAATGGTTCGCTCCAAACTTCTTGCACTCGCCCTTCTCCCGTTGGCTGAGATGTTTCTTTTGCTGTCTTTATATACTTTACACGATTTCTGCGTTGAAAATCGATTGCAGTTCCAGTGATAGATTCCGATCTAATACCTATAGACTCAGCAGTAACATCGCTTTCAATTCTATTAGGTCTTGCTAATCTTGATGTTGTAGGTTCGTTTAGAACTTTACCAGGATTTGTTTTCGGTGTATCAGAAGTATACGTTGGAGGTTTGCCATCAGTGCTGACTTCACTAGATTGCAATTTTCTTGGATATGGTCTAGTTTCTTTAACCGCTTGCGTAAATGGATCACGAAATCCTTGACCTTCATCTGGTGTAAAATCAGGAATATGCGGAACAGTTCCAAGCATAATTGGTACATTATGTTGGTGACCATCAGCAAAAAAACCAAACACCAACGTGCCTTCTAATGGTGGGTTAGTTGTATTCTCACCAAGTGGATTTACTGGATGCGCCCATGGTAAACTTTTAGTTGGTACTTGCACAGTATCTTTAGGATGGAATCCATATATACGCACTTGGCATCTTCCTAGAAACATAGGATCAACTCTATTTTCAACGATACCCATCCACCAAACAAATGTATTAAATGGTTGTTGTGGATTCTTATCAAAAGAATCTAGCGAGGATGGTACTTTTTCTTTAGAATTGATCATATTAAACAGTCAAAGGAAGTCCAGGAGAGTTGCTGGCTAGAGCAATAAAGGTTCGCAATCCAGTTGATTTAGTTAAATTGTGTCGAACTTTAGTTATTATATATCTACCTGACAAATAAGGATCTAGATTTCTTTTTGATTCTTCATTAGCAGTAAATGCTGGAACGTTAATATCTATTGGCACTCCAGCAGTAAATGCTGGATTACCTGCAACTTCACAACTATCAAAATGCGTATACTCTAAACTATTCATTAACTTTTTGCGTTGTATTAAAAAGTTTTCTTCATTACTATTTCCCTCACGATAAACACCAACATCTAATGCATATGGTGAAATGTTCTGCCCTGCAATAATTCTATTAGTGGCAAACGATGTTGAATTATACTGCATATCTGTTCTATTTAATGTGCAATATGCTATAGTTGGTGCTACTTGTTCATAAGTAATTTCTGGCGCAGCACTTTCTTTGTTAGTTAAATTTTCGTGAGGAATACCAAAACTAGTAAATTCGTTATAACTTCCTTTTAACAAATCAAATGCAGCTACAGAACCTGATAAGTTTTTTTGGAGTTTTAATAGATCATTAATAACTTCAACATTAAAATTTAAAATTTCATTTGCTTTCACTGGTACATAGTTCGCAGGATCTTCAGAATTTTTAGCAGTAGAAACATTCAATCCGCCAGGAACAAGACTGATACCATCAGTCATTCTTGATAAAGAAATAAAATTGTATCCTTGATTGTTTTCAAAAAATAAAAATGGCGAGTTAATTTCATTTACAGCGCGACGTTCAAAATATTCTATAGCCTCTAACGCAGTACTATTTGATATAACATGTTTTGGTGGTGGACCATAAGATTGTTCTAGTTGAATTTCTCTTTTACTTCTTTTATCTTTTGTATTTACTTCTAAATCATTTATACAAATATTGTTCACATATTCAGAATAAGATCCGCCTTCAAATGTTCTATTAATAAGCGGATTAGTTTTAGATTTTATTAACTCATCAGAACAAAATCTTAGAATATAACTAGCACCAGATCCTTGTTCGTTTTGTTTAACATTATCTATTCTAGTAATTCTAAAAATTTTAGAATATTTTATTTGACCTTTATCTGTTGGTTTGCTAAAAGAAAGAAAGAGTCGTTCTTCGCCAGCAAATTTATACGATGCGCGAAGGTTTACTGTGTCATTGATTGCAATGTTACCAGTAATTACTGGTCGAAATATACTTTCGTGAAGATTAATAACATTCCACAACGCAGCAATAGAAATTGCTTTACCTTTTTTATCTATGATAGAAACCGAGTGAAATTTTATATCTCTTAACGATGTGTTAAGATTACTTTTTCTAGCCATTTAAAACTGAACTCAATTCATTTGTCATCGCTTCAACATACTGTTGCTTCAATAGTTTGATCTGTCGTTTTTCTTCATTTACCTGATCTTCATATTCATATACAGTTACAGGAACAATTGTTGTTTTAACATTCAAAGTAGCGACGATTGCTGAGTTAGCATTTGCGCTGTTTGCTCTTAATACTGTGTTAGACCAAGTAGAACTGTTTGGCGTTTTTAATACTAGAGTGTTAGAAGTGTAATCGTACTGCTGCAATGTTACTGTGTTGTTTGATATGGTAGTAGTAGATGGTCCATTTAATTCGCTTAAAGTGCTTTCCACTTTTTCAACATAATGTATTATTTCACTGTACGCATTGGCAATACTAGAATAGTTATATTTCTTTACAATATGTCTTTCTAGTGCATCTCGTGGCATTGGAAAATCAAACACAGGATCGGTCAATCCGTTAGTATAACAGATTACCCAATGAAACTGTGGATTGTTATACTCTTTTTGAGCAACAATCTCAGGTGTATCACCATCTTGAAGTTGATACTTGTAATATGCATAGAGATTATCTAAAACCTCTTGCCTCATTGATACTCTAGAAAAAATGTTTGTGACTAATCTTACATCACGATCAGCAAAATTAAAAGAGTAAGTTGTTTTAGGAAAAAAATCGAAGAACGACATTAGTAATTAAAGCCTCCTTCATCAGGATCTAAATCTGCTGCAGTTATCATTGCTGTTTCTTGTAACTGCACAGATAGTCTTACTTCTACTGGCGACCCATCGCTATGAGTTGCATAACCATTAGGCGCATAATCTACAGCAATATTTGTAACTACGCATTGTTTTGATCTAAACAAATAGTTATTTGGCTGACCTGCATTGTCAAAAAACGAAAAGGCAAATCTGGCTGGTGGAACATAGTATCTACCAGTTGTTGCTCCGCAAAATGTTGGTGCTGAGAAATACTTAAAGTGTTGAATTATATTTAAAATTTTACCAGTATCGCTTGCAGTTCTTGGGATTAACCTAAAGTCAAATGTAAATTCTCTAAAGTTAGGTGACTGATACAACATCTCCATCTGAGGATTTACCACTCTACCAGAAAGACCAAATTGAAGTATGTTTGTTATATCTTCTGATGTATTGAATATTTTAGAAGCAGCAGTAGTCGATAGTTCAGCCAAATATGGATCGTTTTTATCTAAGAATTTTGGTTCTGCTAATGCTTGAGCACCAAAACCTGCTGCACCAAATGCTTTCGTTAAAGAAGTCTGACCATAGTTTTGTGAATACTGAGTGGTGAGACCGTCTGGAATAGGTAAAGTAATACTTGCAACTCTAGTATCAGAGTAACGATTTAATGAAAAATCTTTAAACAACGATGAGACTTGATCTTTAAATTTTTGCGGATCAAAACTGATACCAGCTGCAGCACCTACTGCTTGAGTTCCAGCAGCTGCTAGTTTTCCAACAGCGGCAGCAGCATCTTTAGTTGCATCAATTGCGTTTTGTCCAAAAGGTAAATTAGAAACTGCGCCAGCTGTACTCTCTACAAGGTTAGACCCTGCTTTTATGACGCTTGCCGCTCCTTCTGAAAGTGATTTTGATGATCTATTTTGAACAGTTAATTTTACATCAGCCCCTGGATTCGAATTAATCTCAAAAATGTCAAATTTAATAAATGGTAATCCACCACCATGAATAACTTCTGGAAAGGTTAAATCTACTTCTCCTGGACCTGAATCGCGTTTAAAATCGGTTTCTCCACGACCGCCGCCAAAGGCAAAACTTACTTTGCCAAGTGATTCTATTGTTTGTGCTGATGGTTTGATGTCAACCTGCCTTTTAGTAGGATCTCCTCTTCTTCCACTTGCGATTGATTGTCTATTCGATGCTACATTCCGTATAATTGCTGCACTTTGTTTATTTCCACGTAATTCTGCTGCAGTAGCATCTACACGTAGATCTTGCGAAGGTATACCTGAATCTAATGCCATGAAATTTTCCTATAAATAGTTGATGGCTTATAGTGGTAAGTTCAGTCCGAAAAATACCAATAAATATTTAGGTGATCCTACGAACGTTTGGTACCGATCGTTGTGGGAACGTCGCGTTATGGTACATTTGGACACCAATCCAAACGTGGTGGAATGGTCTAATGAGGAAATAGTCATACCTTATTTATCACCTGTTGACAACAAGTATCATCGATATTTTCCTGACTTTTTTGCGAGAATTAGAAACGGAAAGGGTCAATTAGAAGCCATGATATTAGAAGTCAAACCCTTCAGTCAAGCCCAGCCGCCGCAAAAGCGAAGTCGAGTTACACAGCAATACATTCGTGAGGTCGTAACTTGGGGTGTAAATGAAGCCAAATGGCAGGCAGCATTAGATTATTGTAAAGATCGTAATTGGCAATTTAAGGTTATAACTGAGAAGGATCTAGGAATCTAATGGCGTCACTATTTGATAAAGTCAAGATGGAGATGATGGCAAATGGCATTAGACCTAGAACTGATGCCGCCAGATCTTGGTTGATGTCTAAAGTATCCTCGCTACGCATACCATCTAACCGTTCTAATGTGTTAAATGACGCCAGCCGTATCGCTGCCAAAGCGTTCATAGGTCGTATGTATATCTACCACTACGATCCAAAATACAAAGATATTCTTCCAGTTTGGGATAAGTTTCCTCTAGTTATACCCATGGAAATGTATTCTGATGGGTTTTTGGGTTTAAATCTACACTATCTGGACCCAATGTCTAGATTAGTCTTGCTGGATAAATTGTTAGACTTTGCTAACAACGATAAATATAATGACTCGACCGTTATAAATTTATCATATGATCTGTTAAAAGGTGTTCGTAAGTATAAGTTGTTCGAACCCTGCGTCAAGCGATATTTGTTTTCGCACATACGGTCGTCGTTGATTTATATCGAACCCTATCACTGGGAAACTGCATGTTTCTTACCTGTACAAAAAATGG